TACTCAACAACCAGTCAGCTGGCAGTCAGCATCAGTACTGCATACAGCAATGCGCCAGCTATTGCAGACAGCAGCATTGTTGTTAGACGTGGCGGTAGCTCAGGCACAGTTGTACTGGACCTGCACGGATTTACCGAATATCCTGGCAATCAGCAATTGCCGGCACTTGCCTTGAACAGCACCAGCAGTATTTTTGTGCTGTTCCAAACAGGTGGCATGCTGGTACTGGACGTTCGTAAAATTGCCGGCTATGCCGGACCAGACACCAACGTTGGAGTATAAGACATGAAGCTGATCACAGAAACAATTCAGGATGTCCGATACCTGACCGAGAAAAAAGAAGACGGCGGCAAAAGTTACTTCATCGAAGGACCTTTTCTGCAGACAGAAATTGCCAACAAGAATGGACGTGTTTATCGTAAACATGTCATGGAACGCGAAGTTAATCGCTACATCAAAGAATATGTCGAGACCAAGCGTGCGTTCGGCGAACTTGGTCATCCCGACGGTCCAGGCATTAACCTGGATCGCGTCAGTCACATGATTGTAGGCCTGCGCGAAGACGGCAACAACTACATTGGCCGTGCCAAGATCATGACCGAGACCCCCATGGGTCGCATTGTCAAGAATTTAATCGACGAAGGTGCTCAACTCGGCGTATCAAGCCGTGGCATGGGTAGCCTAAAATTGAATAAAGAAGGTGTTAACGAAGTTCAAGACGACTTTTATCTGGCAACTGCCGGTGATATTGTAGCAGACCCCAGTGCTCCAGATGCGTTCGTACGAGGCATCATGGAAGGCAAGGAATGGGTCTACGTGGAAGGAAGATTTGTGGATCGCGACATTGACCGTAGTCGTGCAGCGATTCGCAGTGCTAAAAGCAGCAGCCTTCAAGAAGCTCAACTCACGGTATTCCAGGATTTTATGCGCCGTATATCAAGTTAACGGTTTTTATAAATAATACGAAACCTGTTTAGGAGATCCAAATGTCACTAGAAACTAAAATTCGCGAGCTCATGGAAGCTAAGAAAGCAAAGGCTATCAACGAAGCCGCTGCTGGAAAAGCCGACGATGGCGAGCAAAGTAATCCCACTCAGGGCGACAGTCAGAATGCTCAATACACTGAGATTGATCCATTCTCTGGCAGCCCCAAAGGCGAAGACAGTTCGCTGAAGAAAGGTCCGCAAGAACCCAAGCAAAAGCAGGGCGACAGCAAGGACGCTGACTACGAAGAAAAGAACGCCGAGGACCAGAACAACACCACTCCAGACTCTAGTCTGAAGAAAGGTAATTCAGAGCCACAGGCCAAGCAGGGCAATAGCCGCAGTGCAGCTGTCAAGGCTGGCGCTGGCAAAGGTCAGGGCACCGACACATTCGAGAAAGCCACCAATCCTGGCGAAGGTGAAATTCCCTTCAAAGAAGATCAGGATCAGGCCGACGATGTCATCACCGAAGAAGACATCGAAGAAACCACCACAGCCCGCAAGGTTGACATGGCCCTGGAAGATCTGCGCAAGGATATTGCCAGTGTGTTCAGTGGCGATGAGAACCTCAGCGAAGACTTCAAGACACAGGCTGCTTCAATCTTTGAAGCCGCAGTCATTGCCCGTGTCAACAACGAAGTAGAAAAATTAACTGCCGAGCTAGCCGAAGAAGCTACTCAGCAGATTGAAACCATCAAAGAAGAGCTGGTCGAAAAGGTCGATTCATATCTTGGTTATGTTGTAGAACAATGGATGAAAGAAAATGAAGTTGCAGTGGAAAAAGGACTCCGCACCGAAGTTGCCGAGGACTTTATGCTTGGTCTCAAGAACCTATTCACAGAACACTACTTTGAAGTACCCGAGGACAAGATCGATGTTCTCGAAGACATGGCTGTTAAAGTCGACGAGGCAACTGCCAAACTTGACGAAGCCATTCAAGCCAATATCAGCATCAAGGGTCGACTCGACGCAGTAATGCGCGATCGCATCATGGAAAGTGCCAGCCGCGGTTTGACTGCTACAGACGCAGAAAAACTGGCCAAGCTCATGGAAGGCGTTGATTATGACAACGAAAAACTTTTTGAAGAGAAAGTAAAAGTTGTCAAGGAAAACTATTTCCCAGCCGGCAAATCCAGCAGCCCTGAGCGCATGCTCGAAGAACAAGTACAGCACGGTGTAAAACCAGCCGGCGATGTTGCACCCAACATTCAGCGCTATGTTGAAGCACTGTCTAGAACAGTCAAGAAGTAAGATTTTATAAATAATCGGTAACAACCTCTCTAGGAGATAAACATGCAAAAGCATTTAATGGAAAAATGGGAAGCGGTCATTGGCCACAATGACCTGCCCGAAATCAAGGACGCCTACAAGCGTCAGGTTACTGCTCAACTCTTGGAAAACCAAGAGAAGGCATTGATCGAAGAAAAGCAAGCACTCTGGGAAACAACTCCAGTCAACGCGGTTGGCGGCGGTTTCAGCGGCCAGGTCAACGGCTCACCTAACGCTAACCTGGCTGGTTACGATCCAATCCTTATCAGCTTGGTTCGCCGTGCCATGCCTAATCTGATGGCCTATGATGTCTGCGGCGTTCAGCCCATGACTGGTCCTACAGGTCTTATCTTCGCAATGAAGAGCAAGTACAGCACTCAAGGCGGCACCGAAGCTTTGTTCAACGAAGCCGACACCGACTTTGCTGGTTCTAGTCTGACAGCACATGCTGGTACCAACCCAGTTAGCGGTTCATACACAACTGGTGGCGGCATGGCTACTGGTGACGCTGAACAACTTGGCGACACCTATGCCTTTGGCGAAATGGCCTTCTCCATCGAGAAGACCACGGTTACTGCCAAGACACGTGGCCTGAAAGCTCAGTACACTGTTGAACTTGCCCAAGACTTGAAGGCAATTCACGGTCTGGAAGCTGAAGGTGAACTTTCAAACATCCTGAGCCAGGAAATTTTGTTTGAAATCAACCGCGAAGTTATCCGTACTATCTACGCTGCAGCCAAGCCAGGTGCAGACACAGGTGCTACCACAACCTACGGTACCTTCGACCTCGACGTCGATGCCAATGGACGTTGGAGCGTTGAGCGTTTCAAAGGCTTGCTGTTCCAGATCGAACGCGATGCCAACAACATTGCCCAGCAAACACGTCGTGGCAAAGGTAACTTCATCATCTGCTCGGCAGACGTTGCAAGCGCCTTGTCTATGGCAGGTATCCTGGACTACACCCCAGCATTGTCTACCAACCTAAACGTTGATGACACAGGCAACACCTTCGCAGGTGTGTTGAACGGCAAGATCAAGGTCTACGTTGATCCATATTCTGCTAACCTGAACACAGCTAACCAATTCTACGTGGTTGGTTACAAAGGTACAAGCCCATATGATGCCGGTATGTTCTATTGCCCATACGTGCCATTGCAGATGGTTCGTGCAGTTGATCCTGCTACTTTCCAGCCAAAGATTGGATTCAAGACTCGCTATGGCATGGTAACCAACCCATTCACAAGCTTGTCCGCAGACAGCAACACCTACTATCGTCGCGTCAAGGTTACAAACCTAATGTAATCATTGAGGCTCCGATAGAGAGCACTTAAAGGGGGCCCAAAAGGCCCCCTTTTTTTACATTATAAATACAGTATATACCATCGAGGACAGGCCATGTATCAACCATCTTATACAGTTACATCAGTTACTGAAAGAGCCGCAATAGATTCGTCGGCAGCATATCTTGCCAGCGTGCAACCAGTGCTGGGCTATCTCAAACCCAATAGCTTCAAGTTCCTGATTAGTCGAGCACCCAATGTCACCTATACCTGCCAGAGTGCAAACCTGCCTGCAGTACAGCTGGGTGCAGCCATGCAGAATACACCGTTTGTAGACATTCCGCATCCCGGTGACAAGGTAAGTTTTGGCGAATTCAACATCAGATTCCTGGTCAACGAAGACATGAGCAACTACATTGAATTGTATAACTGGATCAAGGAAATTGGTGTGCCAGGCGGAGGATCGGACTGGGATTCAGCGCTGGCAAATCGTCGCACTGCTTTTTCAGGCAACAACTACAACAAGGCGTTGAGTGATGCGGCTCTGCTGATTCTGGACAGCGATAACCGAGTTCGAGTTAAACTCAGCTTTCAGGATCTGTTTCCTATCAATGTAGAAGCCCTGGATTTTGATATCACCACCAGCGGCATGGAATACTT